TTAATTTGTTTTTCAAACTCGTTATCTTTTGCTTCTCTGATATATGTCTTCAGACTCTTCATTTATCCCCTTAAATTTTAATATTACTGATATATTTATAATACTAAGTCACCCAGCAATCGGTTCTGGTGGGTCTGGTAGTTTATTATCTCTGACGGCCTTTAGAAATACGTCCTTATGAAGTGCATGCCATCCGGCACAAGTATCTTCTTCGACCACATCGGCAAAGAAATTACCGTATTGGTCTTCCATCACATAGACCGATTCATCATCATAATGTATGCTTTTGTCCGTAGTAAATAGGACATGGATCATTAACCCCATTTCAGGGAAAATGTAATACTCATCTGGCAAGAATGCCTTGAGGGTAGGTAGTGGGTTGCCTCTATTTCTTTCTTTTCTATATTCTTCCAGATTTACAATTTTATCATCATTCAAATTTAAACTCCCCAAAGTCTTTTTTATTCTTCATCCGACCTTTTGTTGCTTTATCGAATAAGGGAATATCATCATCATCTTCTACTTTCCCAGTATCGACTAATCCAGATTGTGATTCATCACCCAGATCTGAAAGTTTCATCTTTGCTCGGTCAATTCCAATCAAAAACTTTTTATTAGTAGTAGGATCACTGTACCGATTTTTCAATTGTTTGATCAATATTTGGCCGGCCTCTTCCAGTTTATCGTTGCTAATAATCGCAAACATGAAATCAGCGGTTGCGGGAAGACCAAAACTTTCGCTTGTGTCCTCTAATCCTACATCTGTATTTTGAAATCCTTGTCTGTTTGTTTGTGTAGCCGACAGAATAGGTACATTATGTTCTACTGCCAATCCACGTAATTCTTCAGCAATTGACTTTACGTAACTATATGAATTTACATATTGACCGGGTCGAATCCTGGAAGATGAACAAATATTGATATAATCCACAAAAATAATATTTGGTTTGAAATTTCGTTTCAGGTTTAATTCATTTAATAAGGCTCTAAAATGATTAGTGCTTGCGGCTGCAGTGGGATATTCTTTAATAATTAATCTTCCAGTAGTTTTACTTCGTAAGTCTTCTATTTTCTTGTCATATATTGGTTTTGGTAGACTTACCAAATCATCTAAACGGATATTCAATAAATTTGCATCAATCCGTTCTGCGATACGTTCTTCTGCCATTTCTAGAGTAATATACAAAACACTATTTCCCTGTGATAGAGCATTTGCAGCAACATGACACATGAATAATGATTTTCCGACACCAGTGCCCGCAAGTGCAATATTCAGAGTTTTATTCGATATTCCACCTTGAGTTACCTTATTGAAGAATTCCAAGTCAAAAGGAATTTTCTTTTCAATTTTGTGATAAAAACTATAACGATCATCGGAGTCAAGAAGATAATCATGCCCAACGTGAGGATCAAAAGAAATAGACAAAGCATCAGTAAGAAGCTCAGGAATAGCCCCTTTATCAGACTTTGTTTTATCGGGCTCGTCCAAGATTTTGATTGAATTAACAACGGCATTGTAGATTGCTTTGTCCTGACAGAATTTTTCTGTTGTTTCCAATAACCACTGAATATCTGTTTGTTCATCTTGCTGGCTCTCCAAATAGTTTAAAAGTCCTGTTACATTTTCAAATTCTTCTTCTTTTAATGTTGTATTGTCTAGTTCAATAGTCAGTGCTTCTTTCGTAGGTAAATTGTTGTACTTGTTGATAAACGAATTTACCTGTTCATAGAGAATTTTATCGGTGGGTTCCATGAAATATTCTTTATTCAGGAAGGGTAAAACTTTTCTTGAATATTCTTCGTTATGAATCAGATTTTTAAGTATTATTTGTTCTATCCTTTGTTGCATTTAACTCCATTTCATTCATTTGTTTTTGTAAAATTTCTATTACCCATATTCCTAATCTTCGTTCAAAATCTGATCCTTCTTCATCGGATATTTCATGTCCCAAATCGTGCGGTGGAATTTCAAACTCATATTCATAAGTACATCCTATATTCTCATCTTCACCAGTCTCGTCAGCTAATTTAAAGTTTGTATATCGAATTACTGCTCCATCAAACGGTGATGCATCCTGTATAAGTATACACAACGACCTATCATCTGGGTCATTTGGATTTGATATTATCTTGTATGCTGGCATCTTAGTATCAAAAAACGGGTCACCCATCATCATTGTCATCTGTCACCCTTTCTTCATCAGAACCACCATAAGTAAATTCCTCTTGTGCGGCTTCGTTTAATGCTTTCATAATATCATCAGTAAAATATTTTTCTGGATCACTCAATATTTGTTTTCCAAATACTTTTGAACCATCTGGTAATTCATAACGAGTTGATACTTTCTTTATTATATCATATTTTTCGGCTAAGTCAAGTAGTCCATAATATCTGTTCAATCCTTGATCATATCGTAGGAGAACATCTACCTTTTTATTCTCTTTAGTTAATCTTGATTTATAATTTTTACAATGTATTACATTTCCGACAACATCTGTTCCATCTTTTTCTTTTCGCTTAGAAAGAAATACAATAGTTGATGCAGCATATTGAATTCCACTACCACCTCCCATTACATCTTGTGGGAACATGGTCCCGACTTGTTTGTATGTGTGATTAGTAACTAAAAGTGGGATTCCAGCTTTACCCAGTTTCAATGTTAAGACTCTAAAAGAACCTTTAACTAATTGAGCCCGGGTCATGTCCTTGGTTTCTTTACCATCTGAAATATCTGTTACTTCTTTTGTAGTAGATAACATACCAAGAGAATCTAAACATAACATCAATGGTTTATCCGTATCTGTATGATTTTCTACTACTTTCAATGCTTGATGGGTAAATTCTTGAATCGTTGTAACCGGGAGAATGACCATTCGTTCAGTATCAATTCCCCTGGATTCGATCATTTGCTTAGTGAGAGCAGATTCAGACTCAAAATAAAGAACACCACCGCTAGGATTATCTGCAAGAAACTGTTTGACAATACCCAACACAAAAAAGGTTTTTCCAGTTGCAGTTTCTCCAGCAAATGCTGTAATTTTGTTTGTGGGTATTCCTCCATAAATATCTCCTGAAATTAATGCATTTAAAATATAACTACCAGTATCTATATAACCTGAAACATCACCAGCTTCTACTCCATCTGAAACTTTTGATCCAAACTCATTACCTGTCGCTTTTAATAAATTATCAAAATATTCATTCATGTTTTTTCCTTGTACTAAGTTCCTTTTTAATTCTTTGTATTTCTAAATTCAAGTCTGCGCGTTCTGAAAATGTTTCAGCAACACGATCCTTCCGAAAAATTAAATCTTGTAACAAACGCTCTAATTCTTCCGTAATCCAATTTTCAAAGTCTGTAGTCATCTTTCATTTCTATGATATAGTGTCCACTTTCCTGTAAGCCTGTGGCAAACTTCTTGGCCTCTTTCCACGTACTGAAAGTCATAATTGAAATAGAATCTGGAATAATATCTACGGAATGATTCAACTCTTTAAATACTCCATGAGCGTCTTGTCTTTCTTCCCTTTGTTGTTTGTATGTTTTTTGTGCATACTTTACTATTATACTTCCTGCCATATTAACTCCAAAAAACTTGTAAAACTGTTCTATAATTATTGGGTGGTAAGTCTGCTATTTTAGTAACCGAATGTGAATTCTTATCATACCTCGTTGCCGTATTATATTCAGGATATAAAAATCTATTTTCATCTTTCTCATCAACATAAAGAAATGCACCACCCCAATCATATTTCCAATCTTTATTTAAATATGTTGTTGATACAAAATTAAAACCCGTATCATCATGCCAAGGTATATAACTATCTTTTGTCATAAATTGTAATACAAAACTGAAATTAGTAGTGGTAGTAGTATCAATTTTCCATTTTCTAGTCAAGTGCACTTTCATAGCCTGAGCTTCAGCTGAATTATCTGGAAATCTATACAGAAAAATGGGTGCACTTTGGTTTATTAAATCTGATGTCCACACATTTAGTTGAACTTTAACTTCTAAATTTCCTGTACGAAAGTTGGTAATTTTATTTTCCAATACGGCCAAAATATGTCCTGGCCACATATCTTTATGAATTTCCATATACCTCTATT